TCTGTAAGGCTTTTCGGGCATAATTACGACAACCATTTTTCTCAGCTAACTTGGTGTAGCTATTAAGAAATCTTTTTTTGCCCATAGATTTTATAACATCAAAATTTTTATATTTTACTATGAAGTTGTAAAGCATGTTGTTTTCAGGATTGGTTGTCTTGGACATCAGAATGGTTTCAATGCCAGGCATGGCTTCATCAAGCAGATTGCCTAAGTGCACACGGTTTACAACTTTTGTAGCAACACGCTGATTATACTGGCGGGACAGAAACTTAAGATCAAGATATTTCTGCTCCAAAGAAGAATAGCGCGTGAGAGCATAAGATTTTTCGAGAGCATAATAAGCCATCCGCATGGCATCTTTCTTATCCGTTTTACCACGCCGTATTTCGTTGTCACCATACTTTTTCATTAGATATGGGTTCATGACACATACGAATAGATCGGAATCGTGAAGCTTTTTAAGGATAGGAAGATGGTAGTGACCAGTGGCTTCCATAACAACCTTTACATCGTCCTGAAGGGAACGTAGATATGTGATGAGGTTATCTATGTCGCTTTCAACATGACGAATACTGAATGGTTTAGCAAGAATCTCACCATCAGAACTAAGAATGGCTACAGTGCTTTTTGATTTGGACACATCAATTCCAACAGCTATCAAGGTTAGTCCTCCTTTGTGATTATTATGATTGGTTCCAACATCTCAAATATCTGTTCATGTTCGTTAGTTACTCGGGCGTAATAGCCCAACTTGCTGAATCGAATTCATGATAATGAGAGCTGGCTGACAAGTTTTGCTCCGGGCGTGATGTCCCAATCGTTAATTACGTCAGCCAATCAACCTCATCATAACAAAAAAATAAGAATAGGGGATGTAATCCCTACTCTTATATTGTACGAATCGTTATTTAGCAAAGGAGTGAATTATGAAATGTGTATTGAAATATCCAGGAGCAAAGAACCGCATTGCTGACTGGATTTGTGAATACATACCCCCACATGAAGTATACCTGGAACCCTACTTTGGCAGTGGGGCGGTGTTTTTTAACAAAACTCCGGCCAGAATCGAAACAGTGAATGACCTGGATGGGAATGTGGTCAACTACTTTAGGGTTATCCGGGAGAGGCCACAGGAGTTGATGACCCAGCTGGAGATGACGCCATATAGTAGGGATGAATATTATGGTTCCCGTGAAAATTTAGATAAGGATACGGATATAGAAAAGGCAAGGAAGTTTGCGGTACGGTGTTGGATGGGCTATGGGGCCAGTAACGCCTATTTCAGTGGATTCAGGAGTAGCCAACAAACCAGAAGCCCTTATACCACAAAAGAATGGAGAAATTTGCCGGAGAGATTATTGGCAGCTGGGGAACGTTTAAAAAATGCTCAGATTGAGAATCTGCCAGCAATAGAACTGATTAGACGGTATGATACGCCGGATGTATTTATGTATGTCGACCCTCCTTACTTACATGGGACACGGAAAAATTATCTTTACCGGTATGAAATGGAAGACAATGAACATATTGAACTGTTGGAACTGCTTG